CACCGCCCAGTCATCTTGCTGCACCACCCCCTCCTGAAGGGTTCGTGCATCGCTGGATAAGAGTCGCAATGCGTGGCGAGGAAGACAAAATGAATGTCAACTCCAAGCTGCGTGAAGGATGGGAACCCGTCCGTAAAGATGAATATCCAGACTACGAAGCTCCAACTATTGACGAAGGTCGATACGAGGGCGTCATAGGACAAGGTGGTCTGATGCTGTGCCGTATTCCTGCCGAAACAGCCCAAGAGAGAAACGAGTATTACGGGAGCCGAACCCGCGAACAGATGGTAGCTGTAGATCAGGACCTTATGAAGGAACAACATCCTTCAATGCCGATACAAAATAATCGGCAAAGTCGTGTAACGTTCGGCGGATCAAGACGAGACGCCGACTAACTTAGAGGATTGCTACTATGGCAAACACTAACGGTGCATTCGGGTTACGCCCGATTGGAGTAGTCGGTCAGGCTGCTAACACTACTGGTGCGACCGAGTATCGTATCGCCTCTGGAAATACAAACACGATCTTTCAAGGCTCTCCTGTTATTCCGCTTTCAACTGGTTTTATTGACAAAGTTGGCGCGGCTGCTGGGGGCACTGTTGGTCTCGTGGGTGTTTTCTGGGGTTGCGAATACGTTTCGTCCACCACTGGTGAGAAAATTTTCTCAAACAACTGGCCTGGTTCTGGCGCGGATTCTAACCATCCCGTCAAAGCCTTCGTGTATGACAACCCAATGCAAACATTTGTTATATGTTCAGACGCTTCGCTAACTAGCGCGGCAACTGCGCGTGGACATGTGTTCGCAAACGCAAACTTCGCAGACGGTGCTGCTGGTAATTCAACCACAGGTATTTCTTCTGCTAAGTTGGGTGTCAGCACAATCGCCACCACTGCTAATTTAAATCTGAGAATTATGGGCCTACAAGACGACCCAGACAACTCAGACTTTACTGCGGCTGGTATCCCTGTAATTGTTCGTTTAAACAACTCCTTCAATTCCGCCAATGGCGCGATTGCAGGTGGCACTGTTTCAACGACTGGCGTATAAGGAGACTAACTTATGGCTATATCTCGCGCACAACTAGCGAAAGAGTTGGAACCTGGTCTCAACGCCTTGTTTGGTATGGAGTACGATAGGTACGAAAACCAACATGCAGAGATTTACACAACAGAATCCTCGGATCGTGCATTCGAAGAAGAGGTTATGTTGAGTGGTTTCGGCGCAGCACCAACCAAATCGGAAGGTTCTGCAATCAACTACGACGACGCTAACGAAGCATACACTGCTCGTTACAACCACGAAACAATAGCGTTGGCATTCTCAATCACTGAGGAAGCTATCGAAGACAATCTTTATGATCGTCTTGGTTCACGTTATACTCGTGCGTTGGCTCGTTCAATGGCACACACAAAGCAAGTTAAGGCCGCTGCGGTTCTTAACAACGCATTTACTGCTGGCGCATCTGCTGGTGGTGACGGTGTTGCGCTTTGTGCAACTAATCACCCACTTACTACAGGTGGTACGTTTGCCAACGAACCAGCAACTGCTGCGGATTTGAATGAGACATCTCTTGAAGATGCACTTATCAGTATCGCAGGTTTTGTTGACGAGCGTGGTCTCAAGGTCGCGTTGCGCGGCACCAAGTTGCTCATCCCACGTCAACTGCAATTCGTTGCAGAGCGTTTGATGGTATCAAACTTGCGTGTTGGCACAGCCGACAATGACACTAATGCATTACGTTCAATGGGTATGTTGCCAAACGGTTATGCCGTTAACGACTTCCTAACGGACCCAGATGCGTTCTTCGTCATGACTGACGCGCCTCGTGGATTTATCCACTTTGAGCGTACGCCAATGACTACTGGCATGGAAGCAGACTTCGACACTGGCAACATGCGTTTCAAAGCGCGTGAGCGTTACAGTTTTGGATTCTCAGATCCACGTTCAGTATTTGGTTCGCCAGGTGCGTAAACTTATGTTATAGTGTAGGTGGTGTTTCATACACCTCCTCCCTGAACTAAGGGGCAGCTTCGGTTGCCCCTTTCTTTTTGTTTAAAGATAAGGTACTCTGTTTGTATCCCTGACAGTCACATGGTGTGACTGACTAACCCTAGACAGGAGATCAACATGGGTACGACAACTTTTTCAGGTCCGATTCGGGCTGGTAATATTAAAAACACAACTGGAACTACAGTTGGATCAGACATAGCAAACGTTGGTTATGTCGTCATGACTCAGCAACATGTAATGGATATATCTGGTGGTGCTGTTGCAGCAGAAGCCACAACGGTAGTAATTCCTGCTAACTCAAAAATCGTAGACATAATTGTCGATTTAGAAGCGGCGGCTAACACCACAACAAATATTAGTGTTGGTGATACGGTAGGCGGCGCAGCAACTCTCGTTAACGCAGTTGCTTCTGGAACTACTGTAGGTATTAAAGCGTTAGGTGCTTCTGGTGGTGGTACACTTACATGGAAAAACACTGGTACATCTGATTTAAAATTAACGGCTACTTCAAGTGCAGCATGTAATGCTGGATCAGTTGTTATAACAGTAATGTATGCTCAAGCGTTTAATACGGCTATTCAACCTTAATAGGAGATGTTAAATGGCTGCTTCTATTTTTGCTAAAACAGCTACGGCTACTGGAACACTGCAAAGTGGTCGAACTAGATTGAAAGCGTTTATAGTAAAAACCGCTAGTTCTGGTTCTCCACAGGTTGTGTTTAAAAATGGCAGTGGTGGCGCAACTCAGTTGGACGTGGTGTTTAACACCAGTGACTGGGTTCAAGTCTCCATTCCAGATCACGGCGTCATCTTTGACGATGAATGTCATATTACCTTAACTAACATAACCTCGATAACAGGTATGTTTGGTTGATTTCTAGCGGCGGGGTAAAACCCGCTGCTACTTAATTTGGAACGGTTATGGCAAAGATCGACAAGTCAAGGATGAAGTGCAACAAGCCAAAACGTCAAGTTTCTGGCGGCAAAAAGTTTGTTGTCAAAGCATGTGACAAAGGTAAAGAAAAGATTGTTCGTTTCGGGGATGCTAATATGAAGATCCGAAAGTCTAATCCAAAGGCCAGAAAATCATTTCGTGCAAGGCATGGATGTGACAAGGGCACTCTTGATAAATTAAAGGCCAAGTATTGGTCCTGTAAACAGTGGTAGAGAGAATGGATAAAAACGTACAGCTTTTGTTTTGGGGCGCGGGTTTGACATTAGGGTCCGCAGGACTCGTGTGGATGATATCTACATTGATCACTGTTGATAAAAGAACAGAGGTCATGGACGTTAAAATAGATCATTTAGTTCAAGCGGTAGAGACTTTGACAGAGAGGCAAGCAAGTTATGATCAGTCGTGGACAGACGCCCTTCCAAATCTCCAAGCCTCCAAAGGAGATAACTAATGGCAAAAAAAACAAAAACAAAAAAAGACGCATGTTACCACAAGGTAAAAAGCCGATACAAGGTTTGGCCCAGCGCATACGCTTCAGGGGCACTTTCTAAGTGTCGCAAGGTTGGAGCTAAAAACTGGGGTAACTCGAAGAAACAAAACAAAGCAGACGGCGGCGTAGTCTCAGCTATTGATAATCCAAAACGTCCACCAAGAAGAAATCTTAACGGTGGTGGTTATATTGCTGCTGGATGTGGACCTGCTATGCAAGAAAGCAAACGAAAAGTTACAAGGAATTTCTGATGGCAAAGAAAAACTCTTTACGCGACTGGTTTGCCAAGAACGATGGAAAGGGTTGGGTTGACTGTAAAACGGGTAAACCTTGTGGTCGTCAAAAGGGCGAGAAACGAAAAGGGTATCCTGCCTGTAGACCAACAATGGCACAGTGCACATCGGCGGCAAAGAAAAAGAAATCATCGAAGAGAATTAGTTGGAAGAATAAAAAGGCCAATGGTGGATTAGTTAGGGTATTTTGAAATGGATAAGAAAAAGAAAAGTACAATTAAAAATGTTATAAAGGGTCTTAACAAAGCATCCAAAACACATGCACGTCAGGCTCAGAAGTTGAAAAAGACTATAGCATCAACAACTCGAAAAAGAAAAAAGTAAACACCTAGTCATAGATGAAAGGAAAATATCATGGCAATGAAGAAAAAGGGTTACCGAAACGGTGGTAAAGTCAAGCCCAAGGGGATGAAGAACGGTGGTAAAGTCAAACCCAAGGGGATGAAAAATGGCGG